TATTACACATTAATAATAAACCTCCGATGTTATACCTAATACCCTCATTGGTAGTGGTGCTGTTTGCGATACTGTCAATGTTGGATCTTTTTCATAACCAAGCGTATGTACTTCTCTTTTGCCTGTCAAGGATTGTAATCCTGATGTAGAATCATTAGGATTACTACCTATTAAAACTTGATTAGAATTAATCGTAACATTATATGTTGTTGATAATTCTAATACAGCTTTACCTATTTTTCTTGGCATACCTGTTAAAACCCCAGCTTGTAATCTTGCATCTTGTGGTAAAGTTTCTACTGTAATATTATAATCTAAACCAATATCACAGGCTGCTGCTGGTTGTGGAAATACAGCCGTACCACCTGATGCAACAGTTGCACTACCATAATAGAAAAAATCTCCATCTTCTGTAGAACCTGATGTTGCATGTACTGTCTTGCCTACTTGTGTTATCCCTGTAAACACACGACTGGTTAAAAATACTAGGTCAGTATTATCACTAATAGATGCTGTTACTGGGCTGACTGATATTACATACTCATTTGATGCACCTGTTGCTACTACACTTGTAACTGTATGCGTTGTGCCTGAACCACCAAACTGAAATGTCTCTCCTTGATTAGGACTATTAGTTGCTCCATCTATAATAAACTGACTTACTCCGCTAGATACTGCACCTTTGTTTTTAACTGTACCATGTGGTTGATAACTAGCTGATATAGTTTTGGTAAATGACATATCGGTTGGTATATCAAACTGAGTGGTTGCAAATTGTTCCAGGCTATATGTTGTTGAGCTATCTATCGTTCTTGATGTTAATACATAGATACTTGATGATAAACAACAGATAGATAAATAATTACCATCAGTATTCCATTGTGTCCATCCAAATATTTTTTGTTCTTTCTGACTACTATAGACACACATTGTACCATCTGTATTAACTATAAAATATAACTGCTCAGTTCTGTCTGGCAAAGTAGAAGCTGTTGCTGTATCTATAGGACTATTAATTAAATGTGCAGATTCTAAGCTAGTATTATTGCTATCAAATAATTCTGTTGTTGAAGCAAAAACATAATCTCTTATATTCTTTCCATTTTTTTGTACATACAAAGTACCACCATCAAAAGGTCTAGGCATACCTTTTTGTTGAACACCAAAAGATGTTTGTTTTACTATCATTGAATCTGATGGTGTTATGTTTTTTGCTGTTTGTGGTCTTAAAAAAAACTCTGCACTACTAGTAAATATTTCTAATACACGACCACTAACCAAATGTCTTATCTCATTTATTTGATCTGATGCTATTTGCATTTGCAAACTTTCATCATCTTTACCTGTGCCTACATCAAAGTTAAAAAACCCTGCTACTTTGCTAGAAGTTAAATAATCAGGAGCATTAGTATTACCACCAAAATATAATCTTTGCTCATGAAAAGCACATGCTCTTGGATAACCATGCACATCACTATATAGTTGTTCGTCCCACTTTCTTGTTGCTGGGTGTCCAACAATTCTAACATTTGCTCCACCACCATCTACTGATTCTGTTGCTGTATCACTGCTACCAGCAGTAAAACTAAATCTATTGTCATCAATGTTAGTTATAGTAAATGTACCATTAATATTTGCACTTGCTAATCCAGCACCATCTGAATCAAAAATATCTTGTGCGCCTGATATAGTTATACTAGCTCCAGTTGCAAAACCATGTTCTACTAAAGTAACTTCTACTACACCAGATCCTTGTGTTGTTTTAAATGGTGCATCGTCTAATTCTATTTCAACATCAGCAAGTAATGTACCTGTTAATACAGTTGATGATGTATAACCTGTTATTAATATTTCTGCTCCATGATATCTTACTCTTGTACCAATATATGATGGACTTGATGTCCAATATGCAGCAGATGTTGTTAATGTTACACCTGTTGTGCCTTTAGCAGTTTGATTAATATCTAATGTAATACTATCATCAGCAAATTTAAAATATGGCTGATATACTTTTTCTGAGTTAACACTAGAATCAAATTCAAAAGCAGATAAAGTAAATGTTGTTGCTCCTGTTCTTTTTAATATTCTAGGTGCAAAATCTTTATGTGTAATAATCATGGTATCGCCTTGCTGTGTATGAGTAAACTCAAAAAGTTGTGCTGTTGCTATACCTGATGATGTAATTGTTTGAAGCAAAGTACCATTACTACTATAAATTTTTATAGTAGTATTTTGAAAAAGTATGACATACTCCTGATCATCTGAAAAAATAAATGATTCTAATCTACCTGTTGCACTTCCAGCATCTGCTCTATGTACTGTTCCAGGCCTTCTTTCTATACCACCTTGATTAAGAGTCAGTACATTACGAGCTTTTTTTAATCCTTGCTCATATGCGACAACATCAACCCTTGATACAATCTTAGGATCTAGTTCGCCTCTTACAAAACTTGCTTGGTGTATTCTTTGTATACCCATTCATTAGCTCTGTACTGTTGCGTTAATATTACTAAATGCAGTACGATTTCTTCTATTGCGTATTCTATTAACATCCATACGCTTAGTCGTTTGAGCTTGACCATCAGTTGACTTAGCAATAGCTATTTGTCCTAATGCTCTATTTCTGTATAACTCAGACAAAGTATCATTTCTTGCAATCGCACCTGCAAATAAACTAGCAAGTTCAAATACCATGCATTGTTTAAAATATGCTGGGAACTCTGCTTCACTAGTTTGAAATGTATAATCACAAATCAATGTATCACCAGAACCTGTGTCAGTAAAAATTTTATCGCCATATCTATCATATGCAATTACATTGTCATTAACAGTAACTGTATGTATTAACAAAGCATCTGCTGGTAATTGATAAGATGATTTAAATCTGCCTAATGGATTCTCTGCTACTTTAGTTAGTTGTACTTGTTTAGATGCAAATCTCCAGCGTATTCTGGTTAGCATTGCTTCTAGTGTTGATTCGTATAATTGACCAGCTACTGTTGATTCTGTAGTAGCTTCTTCAAAACTAGTTATTATGTTAGCACCAACCAATACTAATGCTTTGTTACATATGTCAAATCTAGTCTCTGATAACATAATACCTCCAGTAAATGAAGTGGGAGTTTAGGGTGTAGTCGGACCTAACTCCCACATCAATGACACAATTATGTGCCGTTTGTACAAGTAACAGTCGCTGCACCTGTTGCTGATGTTACCACCAACATATCTACAGTTACTGTACCACCTGTTGTACCTGCAACAAGAATAATATCAAATTGTTTTAGGTTGTCAGTTACTGAATTGAAGTAACCAGAACCTGCAACAGTTCCTGGTGCATCAGCAGTTTCGTAATGAAATACATTACCTGTCCCTGCTCCAGCTACTAACTTTAATGATGTCGCTGTTAAAGCCATAATTAACCTCCCTTATTCAGTAATCTGGATTTGCATAAAGCCAGTCGCATCAATAGCAACAGACTGCATACTCATCATAGATGTTGTTAAATGACTTACTTTCTCAGGAACATAATTTACCTCAGTCTTAATATCGGCACCTGTAGCAAGGCCAATAGCAGATTTATGATAAGCATGACAATCTCTAGTTGTACTAGAAAGTGTTAATCCTGAATGTGTGAAAAATAAGAACCCTAACCATCTCTTAGCTGTCATACCACCAGAGTAAGGTAGTTCACCTTCTCCAACATATTCTGCTCTTGAGAATTGATCAATTTGTAGCAAGTCAGCCCAACCAGCAGGTGATACTACAAAGTATCTTCCGCCATCATCTGGAACATCTGCTTCACCAAATGTCTCATATGTTGTTAATGCTTTTGCTAATGTAAGACCAGCAGAACCATGCGCAATGTTTGCAGAGTTTGAACCTGCATCCAATACATCAATGATTAATTGGTCTGTTTGTCTACCTAAAGCTGCCGCAGCAGATTGAGCTAGGACTTGTCTTTCGTCTATGTTTGTTTTCAACTCATCTAGGGTATCAACATAATCACTTGCGTAGTAATCAGCTAGTGTTACATCAACTGTGCTATGTGTAATATCCATTGTTGGAACTTCAGCATGACGATTTTTAGTAACGGCTGTACCTTTCCCTACTTTCTGGAAACGAGCTTGGCTACCTTTTACATTTTTTGTCTGCCTTACAGTATTCATTAATTTTGAACCCATACGCTGATATGCCATATGAACTTCTGCTTCAAACTGTTTAATAAAGGCAGTTGATATAGATGTACTCATCGTTATCTCCTGTTAAATTAAATTAATATTTCACAGTTGTCCTTTATCCTTCAATTCGGTTGTCCATTTAGGGCCTATCTCCGAAATAATGGGCTGTATATCTATATCTACCTTTGGTAGATACTTGTAAAAGTAATACATTTCAACGCCATTAGCAAGTGTTGTGTTATTAGAAAAGGAAAAATTTTGCCATTTTAACCATCTTATGCTCTGTTTATGTTCTTTTGTTATAAAATTAAATACAAAATCATAGTGAGATTCAAGATATTGTAGCCATTTATGATTTCGTTGTAAGAAATATCTTTTATGTTTATCAAGTAATTCACATGATAAAAACCATATGGCTGCTTTTCTTGGTTGTGTTTTACTTATTGGCATTGCTCCCCATAGTGCAACAACATTATGGTTTTCATCAAATATAGTAAGTTGTATGGTATTAGGTCTATTATATCTAAATGGATCAATTAAAGCAGAAAGAGGATCTGAACCAACCGCAGCTAACTCATATTTATCTAACTGCTTTAAATTTGGAGCTAGTCTAAAACAATCATCAGGGATTGTTTTTTCTACATAAAGCATTACTTTGTCAACATTCTAAATGCAGCATCTACTTTTGCTACATATGCTTCATCTCTAAATCTTGGATCAAAGTATCTTTTGTCTTGCATCATTGCTCTAGCATCAGCCATTGTGAGCTGTTTTTCTGGTTGCGTGAACTGCTCAGATCTAACACCTGTTTTTTGCATATCCATGATACGCTCTATAGCTTGTATGCCTTGAGCTGTTGTACCTAAAGAATATTGAATAGCTTCAAATTCTTCTGGTGGAAAGTTCTTACTAGCCCAAGCATTAACTGCATCTACTCTTGAATTAGCATTTTCACCTAATGCTTCCATTTCTTTTTCAAGATTAGGTTGTTGATCTTGCATCATTTCTACATAAGTATTTATACCAGCATCAAATTCCTCTTGTGTAAATCCATTTTGTTTAGCAACATCAGTCCACCAATTAGTCATAGGATTTTCATTAACCATTTCTTCTGTTATACCTTCTGGTAAAGCAGGTAACTCATAGGCTTCTGGCACATTCTCTGCATGTTCACTGGCAAGTTCTTCTATTAATTTTTCTTTAATAGATTCTTCTTTGCCACCAACATAAGTTTCTAACTGTGTATATGACTTTGCCATTTCATTATAATCAACCTTACCTTCTTTCCAAAATTTTTCAGGTATATGCTCTGGTCTTTCTTCTTGAGGTACTTCATTTTCAGGTACTTCATCTAAGATTTCTTGTTCGGTTATTTGTTCTTCAGCCATTGTTACTGTCCTCCACTATTTTTTGTGATTGTCCTTTGTTGCTTCTGCGTTGTATTAAACCTACAACATAGCGTTGTCCTTCTATATGTCGTAGTTGATGATCAGATACTTCTGGTCCTGCTACGGTTTCAATCGTAATAGACCTTAAATAATTTAAAAATGTTTTACCTGCATCTGATGTGAATAATGCTCTTGCTACTGCATTAAGTGCTTCTTCCTGGTCTGGCGTTCTTTCCATACCATCAAGCCCTATTAATGTTTTAACTTTCTTTTCTGCCATGCTACACCTCATGTTGTTACAAATGTTCCATGTGAAACATCGAGGAAGCGAAGGTACTTTCATCATTAACTGTTGTGGGGGTTAAAGGTGCTTCACTTCCCACTACGATAATATAAAAATGTTACCAAAAGTCAAGGACTTATTGTCCTTCCATTACTCCTTCTGCTGGAGTGCCTTGTGCCATCTGTTGCATTTGTTGCATCTGTTGCATTTGTTGCATCATCTGTGCCATTTCTTCTGGTGATCTAATTAATTCTTCTGGTATTCCTAGTTTTTTTGCAATATATTTTGCAACTTCATCTTGTTTTATCATGGCATTTAGTAATTGTGGCCCTACTCTGCCTTGTATTAAACCTAAGAATCTATCTATGTTTACTACATCTGATTGATATTGTGCTTGTGCCAATGGACTACTTGATTTTATTTGCACTTCTTTACCATTAACAACTGGTATTTCTATACGACCTTGTTTCTTTAAGATATAAATTACTCTTGCAAGTACAGGATTAACAAGTTCTGCTTGTAATCTACCAAACGCAGCACCTATTTGCCTGGACAAGTCTGCTTGTCTTTCTGCTACTTCTGTTGCAGACATAGGTGTTTTTTCATTTGGATTGCCTAACATGTCGTTGTATAACGCTTTCTTAATATTTGTTCTCATATCTCTTAACACAAGATCAGATACATTAAAGTTACCTGCTTGTGCTATTGGTTGTAAACCTGCGCTACCTGCTGCTTTCGGAATTACTGTACCTGGAATAAGTGCAATGTTATCAACATTAATGACTCCATCATCTTCCACTTGGTACATACCAGATATACTCATTTGTGCATTTTCTAATATTAGTTCTACGACTAAATTAGCAGTTTTAATTGCAGGTAACGCAAACTGTAATGGTCCTCTGCCATATGTTTCTCCTGAACATTTAGACCAACGATAGGTAATATATGGGTTACTACCTACACCTTTATATTCTTCATCATATATTTTATGTTCATAATCTTTTGCTATTGCACAAAAAATATTTACTTCTTCTTTAGTGTTTGAATAATCACGATACAATGTTTCAATTACAGTAATTTCCTTGTCGGGATTTGCTTCCATATCCATAGCCATCTTGTCATTATAGATTGGTTGAGCATAAGCAAAAGTAAGTTCTTTTAACTTCATTTTACGTGTACGATAAACTGCATCTACTTTATCATCATGGCCACTTGTTAAACATACTTGTGGTAATGGAATAGCTTTAAATTTTATTGGTTGAACTGCATCGCCTTCTTCAACTAATAAAACTCCTGTGCCTAAAGCTATATCTAAAAATGTTTCATGCACTTCTTGACTAAAGTTTGAGTTTTGTAATATTTCAAATACATACTCTGTAACTTTATCTAATGCTAAATTAGTGTCTTTTTGTAATTCTTCTGGGACTTCTGTACCTGCTACAAACTCAGCCCATCTTGCATAGTTAGGCACAATACCTGACTGCAATCTACTAGCAAACTCTTGAACTCCAACTACAGCAGTCTCATCAAAGATATGATCAGTTCTTCTTCTGCCTGGAGTTTCGTGATAAAACGATTCTCTTTGTGGTAAAGCATACTCATAACATTCTTCAAAAGTAGCTGTCCATTGATCTTTTAATGATTTGGCATGTTGATACTTAGCTAGTATTTTTTTTACTGGACTTTGTATTTGTGCAACATTAATTTCTTGTTTGCTATCTATCATTAAGCACCTAGTGTTTGTTTAGTTTTATAACTATCAGTAAGATCAAATCCTCTACCACCTCTATTGCCTGAAAGTAAACTTCTTCTTCCTCGTCTACCAGCTAGAAATGCTTGTGTTATTTCTGTTTGCTCATCTTTTAATTGTGCTGCTGTTCTTCTTTCTTCTTTCAAAGCATCTCTTTGCGCCCTTCTTGTTGACTCTTGTGCCGCTACTTCTGTTGGTGATGGTGCTGGTGGTTTTGGTGTACTCTTACACATTATCTTCTTCTCCTGCTATGTATATTAGCTTTCGGTTTTGCAGTATAAACATCAAAGTCTCGTTTAGCTACAAAAGGTTTGCTTGTCTTTCCTCCAAGCACTAAATTTCTTCCTTCTCCTGCACCTAACAATAAATACTGTAGTGCATCATGTATATGTGAAAACCTATTTTTGTTTGGCTTTTCATCATAGCGTTCACCACTTGTTTGTATACGCTTATAATGATAACCACCACTAAATCCTTTTATCAAGTTAATACATTTTGGATCAATTAACAACCCTGATTCACCATCTGTCATTCTGGTTAATGTAGCATTAACTGCTTCTAATCGTATTAATACATCATTTGATGGCGCAGGTCTAGCATTAATTCCTTTACTTCTAAGTATTTGAAAGGGTGTTGCCTCATCTGTTTGTACTCTATGATCACCTGCTGGATCACCAAAAATGTGAAAAGTGCGTGGCATATACAATGCCATTTGTTGTTTTAATAAATCAGAATACCTTACAATACCCATATCCTCCGCTACCAACTCATCTAGTAATACCCATCTGCCTCGTATGCGTTGAGCAAACACACACGCTGGAGTTAAACCAAAATCTATTCCCATATAGATTGGCAATTTATCTGCTACCAAACAATCACTTCTAGCTACATGCACATCATTTCTAAAAGAATCATAAACAGGTTTACCATCTTCTATTAGTCCTAATTTGTTAAGTACATACACATCAATCCATGATTTAGTCTTACCTCTAATAATATTTGGATAATAATTAGGTGTAAGGTTATCTATATTTTCTGCTTCATCATTGCGTTCATATCTATCTACTATTTTATCTTTGCCTATAATTTCTTCCATTGCTGGTGGTTGATTAAAGAAAGTCCAGTTATCAGGTTTGACTAACATCTTCGCTTCTTGCTTGGTGAGGTAGTCTGGCAATACAGTCTCCCCTGCAAGAATAGGCCACCAATGTTCAGTATCAGGAGCATTGGTATCACAAATAACGCCATACCAGCTAGGACCACCATCACGCATAGACGGATAACGGCCAACACGCATAGTACAAGCATCGATAATAGATTTTGGAATTTCTCTTGCTTCATTAACCCATACTCCTGTAAGTTCAAGGGATAACAGTTTCTTGACATCTTCTGGTCTATCTAATGCTAAGAAGATTACTTCTAACTCTATATCCCCTTTTTTAATCATGTGCGTAAAAGGTACGCTATATAAAAACTTACCCCATTCTTCTTCTGGAAACCAGTC